ATCAATATCTTTTATTAGTATTATATTTATCAAGTGGTCAATTATCAGTTGATATATCTGCACTTGAAAGTATCAACACAGACTATGATACTTTAAATGGGTTTGATTTAACGGAGGTATAATATGAAGTATGATAAAGTTAAAGACGAAGATATAGAGTTTGCAGTATCTGAAACTATACGTGTATTTAAAATGCTTGATGAAAGCGAAGGTGCTAGAATAGAAGAACTATTAACAACTTGTGAAGATAGAGACCAGTTAGTAGAATATCTTATTAATATATTGAACTTCTATGCACAACCAAATCGTCATGTACTACGTAGAGTTAGAGAAAGTGAACAAATAATAAACCAAGAATATGTGCATTTACCACATGTTAATATAAGAAATGGTAAAGGAGTACTTTCTAATAAAAAACTTCTTATACTTCCATTATATGTAAGAGCAAATCAACAAATAGCTCTTAAAGAAGGTAAAGCTGCACAAGAAAGTACACTACGTAATATAACAGGACAAGTAACAGGTGCGTCTAAATCAGGAAGTTTATCTGATAGTGAAATAGCTACATTAATAGGAAATGGTTCTCCTAATATTATTAAAGAAATGTTAGGACCAGCGTCTCATGACTTAGTTGCTAAACGTGAAATGAAACAGTCTATAATAAGAACAGGAGACGTTTCATTAAAGGATTTAACAGATAGTCCAGAAAATAAGAAGTCACTAAGATATATGAGTGAAGTACTTAAAGCATATGGATTAGATAATGACTTGGTTGATGTACCTATAAAATAATATAATTAATAAAATTGGAGGAAAATAAAATGAGTTGGTTAAATAAGAAAATAGACAAGACTTTAAATCGTTATGTCCCTACTGGATTTGCAACATTTGATATTATGATGGGTGAAAATGTTAGAAAAACAGATGGTACTTTAATAAGTAAGAATAGAGGATTTGCTATCGGTACACATAACTGTATAGCAAGTAAACCAGGTGCTGGTAAGTCTACATTTACTATGGATGCATTATCATTCGGTCTACATTTAGGATATCCACTACATAGATTAGTAGTAATAGATGCGGATAATGCAGTTTATACAGATCAAAGACTTAAAAAGCTTACAAAGTTAGATCAAGAAACTATATCAGATAGATTTACAGTAATATCTACAACTAGTCCAGATGATTTAGCTTCTATAATGAAAGAGGTTGATGCTGAATATAAGGAAATGAAATATAAACCAGTATCATTCCCAGACCCTCAAAATCCTGGCCAAACTCTTAAGATGATGCCTTTTGTTACTCTTATAGTGGATACTGTAACATCTATTAAATCTGCAAATAATGATATTGAAACTGGTGGAGATGTAATTAATAATACTGTAGGTCTTACTACAAACAGAGAGCTTACAGAATTTACTAAATCTGCTACTAATTATTGTGATGGTAATATAATTATTATATGGGTAGCTCACTTAGGGGATAATGCTCCAAAGATTGGTCAATATGTAGCAGAAAGAGATTTTAAATCTGCTCCTATTGATAAGAAGATTAAAGTTCCTAATGCTGTAAAAGCTAAATTATCTTCTGCATTTGTTCTTGAAAAGGTTGTAGATTCTGTTGATAGAGGAAGTGCTTCTAAAGGCCATGTAATATCTAGACTTAATCTAGACCCATCTACTAATGCATTTAGTACACAAGGACGTATGTGGAAAAGTAGAACTGGTACTGAAGGTAGTACAATTACTGAACTTGTAAATATTAATGCAGAGTTTGATAGATTTGCAACTCTTGTTATAGATTGTGAAAATGTAGGAGTATTTAAGAAAGGTAGTGGAATGTACCCATCTGCAGAATATCCTCATATATTTAAAGATAGTGTTGATGCTGAAAAAGAAAATAAATATATGAGTAGTTATAAAAGACAAACTCTTACTATGGATGGATGGGATAGACCATTTAATCTTATGGAAGCATATGCATTAACACATTATGCTGGAGAAGATAGTAAATTATGTGAACTTAGAGACAAGTTTACTACATTATGTCTAGAAAACTTAGAAAAGAAGACTAGATATGAACTAGAAGTAAATAATATAAATAGCGATGACCTTACTAAACATAAAACATCTATAGGATTATTTATGCGTATTAATGAAATGAATAAAGCTTCTAATATGTTCAATCCTATTACTGATAAAGATGATAGTAAGGCTATGGTACAAGATGGAATGGAAACGAAATTAGGTGAAGATAGTGATGAATAAAAGAAAGTTAGTATATTTAGAAGACAAAAACCAAATAATAGGTGTTTGGAATGATAATACTGAAGATGAAGTAGTTTTAGTGACATCTGTAAAGGATTGTACTATATTAAATGATGGACAAGACTGTAGATATACATTATCGAAAGCTATGGACCCTTGGACACATCATATTATGGTACATCCTAATGGATGTATTGAGTTTGAGAAACGTGAAGATGTTGCTAAACTTCTAACAGAGGAAGTGAAAAGATGAAAACATTTTATTATGACAATGAAGAAAATGTATTCGGTATAAAAGATGATGAGAAATTTAAAATATTAAAGTTTAATGTATTTAAATGCTCAATAGTTGGAAATAAAGCTACCGTATACTGCGAAGAAGGTATGATAAATTATAATTTACTACCTGATGGGAGTGTAACAACTGAAACTATGAATTAAGAGGTGATTGGAATGAATAATATAACTCTAACTATCTATAAGTGGTGGACTATGTTTACAGTTAATAATAGACCTTATAGTCTAGATGCATTTTTATCTGTCGAAAACTATGTGAAGAAACTTATAGTAAACATGTATAATAGAGAAATGAAGCATGATACACAAAATTTACAAGGTACTGATAAAATTAATAGAACTCTTGTGTATCAAATATTAAATAACAAATTTGTAAATTTACCTAAACTAAAACCAAATGTTCATGTAGATTCAGTAGTTATAGAAGGTAATGATGTATCAGGTAAGGAAACCTACTCAAGGTTTCTTTATCTAGATATAGATAAAACTATGTCAGAAGTTAAATCTGATAATAGTAGTCAAACTGTGCATTTAGTAAGTTTTCCTACATATACTAGTCAAATTGGTAATCTTATAGCTAAACTTTTAAGAAAGCACAATAAGACTAATTTTGACAGGTATTTACTTAACTGGTTATTCTGTTATGATAGAATAAATACAATGATGAATATGTTTGATGAATTTAATAATCAATCTGATCTAATACACCATCATCATGTATTAATATTTGATAGATTCTACCAATCAAATTGGATATATAATCAAATGGATTCTAGAGATGCTGTGGTAGAGTGGTTATTAAGAACAGAAAAGGTTATATTTGAACCTGTTAATGTTAAAGATATAATAATATTCCATAGAGATAAGCATGAACCAGATAAAGTACATGACAAACTTATTAAAGACAAAAAGAATAAAGATTTAAATGAAACTATAGAGTTTCAAAAAGTTATTAGAGACAGATTTATAACTAGTAGATTCTATAAAAAGCTTAAAGTTAATTATTTTGTAGGTTCTCCTAAGATACACTACTTTACAGTTAAAGAAGTAGTTGTAGATGATAAACCAAGAGAATCAACATTCTTAGGATATTTACATAAATCTTTAAATTTATTTCATTCGTATGGAAATAATAAATAATAATTATATACAACAAATAATACGTAGGTGGAGACTTGTTAATCAGGAGATTGGGCCCATGCACGAAGCATTTATTAAAGTCTTCTTAAAATGTTATCATCCGTAACTGGATAATAGCAGGCAACGTTTCCCACTTACTTGCTTATATTTTTATTTTTTTTTGATTTATTACAGAATCGATATTTTTTTTGGTAGAGAGCTAATTCAAATTTTATTGAGCTATGAAATAATACATACGGTTACTATCGATTCTGTGCTAAAATTATCCTATCATATAACTACCCCTCAGTTTTGAAATAAGTTATATCTTACTTTCCTATTTATGGTAGGATAATTTTATCATATTTCCAATTTTATTAACTATATATTTTGAAACGTAAATAAAAGGTGATACCCCAATTATGGTACAAAACCATAATTGGGGTATGCTTTTTATTTACCTTTTACTTTAGTTCGACACCAGTTGCTTTTTTCCAAATATTTCTTACTAAATAAGTTACATATTTAGTAGCAGCTTCTGTTCTCAATATTAGTAAAAATAATCTTTTACCTCTAAAGATAAACTTTGGATTTTCTAGTCTGTTTGTAACACTTTCTATAATCTTTTCTGTTACAACTTCAACTTTAGCATCGTCGCCTTTCTTTTCTTGGAATTCTTTTATAGTTTCAGCAGCTTGTGCTTTAACTAAACCAAGACTCTTAACTCCAAAATAAGATATAACTCCGGCTATTATTAAAGCTGATAATAATATCAGAATAACAAATAGTCCATAGTCTGTGTTCAAATAGTATACAAATCCGTCAACTAACATTTGCCATAATTTCATACACTAAACCTCCTACTTTAAGAATTATCTAAGACAGGTAGGTTGTTAATAGCCGAAATTACCACAATCTCTTATCTTTTTTATTATATTTATTATAAGAAGTGACAGATCTAGCTCTTCCCATCATCTGAGTATCACTAGATATAGTATTATTAAATGTATTTAACATAGTTACCATACTAGGAAGTCTCATATTAAATATATCCTCTTTACCAGCTAGTTGTCCATTTAAACATTCTTCATTTATTTCTTCATCATTCAAATAAACTTTAGATCCATTAACCCATTTCCATGCAATTATCTTATCATATATCTTATCATCAGTTCCTCTATAATTAATAATTTCATATTCTATTTTACCTTCTTTATAATAATTAGTATCTTCTAAATGAGAATTTACTAATGATGTAAGAGATAATACCTTTATCTTACTATAATCTACTATAAAGTTCCAATTCTTTTCTAATGATAATCTATAATCTGGTTTAATTGCAACCATATAAGCCAGTGCAGTTGCCATAAGGTTGTCGTCATGACATCCGTATTTATGGTTTATCTTACCACCACGTTCTTCTCTTAATGTACCAAGTTCACTATATGAGATAATATTACCAAATGCATATGGGTACTTATCTATAAGTTGACGCCATAATTCTGTAGTTATATATTTTCTAGTATCTGCACTACGCTGTCTAGTCCCAAATGTAGATAGTATATTTCCACTAAGCTTTTTATTAGTAAATCTAAAGCTACTATCGTCTAGGTTTTTATCTACGTGTTTATCTATTCTAAATAAATACGGTTCTAGTCCAGACTTTCTCATATTATTCATATATATTTGACCAACACCATCGACTTCTGGGTTTATAACCATAATCATATTAGGATTAACTTCTCTAAGCCAATTAAAGAACTTAATACAAACAAAACTAAAATCATTTACGTCTAGCGAATTAGTGTTCCAGTTGAGTATGGGCTGAAATGTTTCCATGTCCATAATAAATACAACGGAACTGTCATTACCCCCGAAGGCTATATCAACTCCAATACTAATAGCATGGAACTTTCTGAGGTAATCTTCAAATGGAATATCTTCATGACTGAAATATGTCATCTTATGATTCTTCATAAACATAAGAGTTCTATGAGGTGTTTCTTTAGCAAGTTTACTAACACGTCCCATAAGTTTTTGACCATATAAGCTTTCACTATCAACTTCAAGCCAACGATTCAACATATCTGTCATAAATACTTCTCTATCATTACTTTCATTAATAGATTTTTCAAGCCACGCTTCATTAAATCCAAGTTCAAAGTACTCATAACTCATAGTCCAGAAATGTTTCTTACTATTATTCATTACTTTACATAGTTCTTCATATGTATATCCAAAGAACTCTATATCAAATTGAGCCATTTCCTTAAATACAAGCTCATACATAAGTCTTCCACTTGTAGTATTAAGTTTACCTGGTGTAGATGTAAAGTATATACCGTGTCTTTGGTTACTACGTATAGCAAGTAGTCTAGCAGTACCATGTGCAAATAGTATACCTCCAAGCATTGCAGTTGTATGACGTATAAAGTTGATTTCGTCTACGTATACAAATCTAGGTGAGTCTCCCCGCCCGGTTCTTTCTGCTTGAGTTTCACTTGTACCTACTGCGAATATTTTTAAGAAGTTATTTCTTTCTTCATTTTTAACTTCTCTAGCTTTAAGAGAAGGAGAAAAATCTTCCTCTTCTACTAACATCTGCTTACCTTTTACTTTTTTTGTCTTTATCGTATGAAATTTAAGAAATCTAGGTAGCATATTAGCAGCATCTATCATTCCCCGTCTGTTCTTACCAGCTTCATCTTGGTTAAAGTGTACTACTAACATCTTAGCATTACGAAGACCAGCTCCCCAGTCCATTCCTAATACTTTAGTAAGGTCAAATGTTTTACCTGTTTGTCTTGACTGTTCCCGATATATATTAAATCTTTGAGCATATAGCCATAAGAACGTCCATGTTGCAATAGTCATTTCATATGGAATTCTTTCTCCTGTAGCTTCGTCCATTATACGACCAGCTTCTCTAACCATATAAATAGGATTCTGTTCACATTCAATAGCAGCTGCTATCTGAATTTCACTACTAATGACAGGATTATCTATATCTATACCAAGTAACATTCTATTAAGAGTTATAAGAGGAGCTTTATGGTTTATATTAATACCTAAGAAATCCCCCATCTTCTCTAGCATAAAACTAAATTCAACCCATTGATGATTGACCGTACTATAATCATAATATATAGGAATAGCTTTTTTATGTTCGGCATTATAATAAATATCATAAGCAAAATCCGGTAGACCGTCTACTTTAAGTGCAACTTTAGCCTGGTCTGATAGTTTAGTTTTATCAAGTTTAGGGAAGTTACCATTGAATATTTCACAATATGGAAATCTAAAGTCATCTTCTTTACCTTCATTCTCATTCTCAGCTTCAATAAAATTACTTATAGCTTCCAATACTTTTTGCTTATTCTCATTATACTCCTGAAATGATATATTATTATCTATTACTAAATTTTCAGGTGGTTCTATACCTTCATTTCTATACTTGGCTATTTCTTCTCTAGTGTTACGTATAAATTGATCATATGTACTATCAACGAAGTTTACCAATACATCTTTTTCTATACCAAGATCCTTAAGGAAGTTATCAAATTTCTCATGTTTATTATGCATAATTTCTTCGTAACTAACCATAATACCTCCGTACATAAACGGGAGCTTTCGCCCCCGTTGTTATTTTATAGCTTTACCATACCATATAATATTCCAGAATTTTCTTTTATTACACTACGACTAGCCATCATATCTGCTAGTATTATACGTTGTGCATCTAAAAGTCCTAAAGCTTCTCTTAGAAATTCATCTTTAGTATCCATTTCTACAGATATTATACTACCAAGAGTATTTATTTTATTCATAAGAACTTTCATTCCATCAGTTGTCTTACAATTCATTGCATCAGACTTTATCTTCATAAGATCATTTTCAAGATCGATATAAGTTTCTCTATCTTTAGGTTTTAATTTGGCTAGTAATTTACTTCTAGTTACCATGAATTCTGATTTATCACTAACAGATTCCATACCAATTGTAGCATATCTAGCTGGTGCATTTTTAAATGCGTTATAAGATTTCTTTAAATTATATTCTGATAATATATCATCTTGAAGACTTTCTAATGATACTAATTTAATTCCTGTTATAATCTTATTAGCATAAACAGGTCTATTCATTTTATTTATAGTTATAACAGCATGTCTTTTCTTTTGATACATTTCAAGAACTTCATTTATAGCATCATCACTAAAGCTTGGTAAGTCTTGGTATCCTTTAATTAATCTGTTTCTCCATAAGTCTGCAGTCATAATAACACTATCAAATGCTCCTCTATTTTGAACACAATAACTAAAGTCTCTCATAAGCTTTTTAATACTATCACCTATATCATCTGTATCAATTCCATTTACACTATTATATACAAGTTTAAATAAGAATGCAAGTTTAACAAATGTTTCTAAGTTATTAGATACGATATCTCTATTACCATATATGTATACTACATAAGTATATAGAGTTAATTGTAATCTTATAAACTTATCTAATATAGCATTTACTATAGCTTCTACAAATATCTCTCTATCACCATGTATCATTTTATGTGTAATAATTCTTAGTAATAGTGCATTATATTCTAAATCTACATTAAACCATGCAACTGGATAAGAGTCGTCATACATACCTAGTCCAAAGTCACTACTATATTTTGTAGAAGTATCTGAGTCTGTATTTGTAGAATATCCCATATATCTTCTATATATGTCAGACTTTCTAATATCTACACCAATACCAATAAGTCTGCTGATATCAATATGTGCAAACAGTCCCTTTCCATTATCTCCATTTAGAATAAAGAAATGACTATCGGCAAATAAATCAGTTTTACTTCTTTCTTTAATTTTAAGAAGCCCATAGATATTAAAGAATTCTTCTGGTATAAATTTTGCACTAGCAGATAAGTTATATGATAATCCAATGTTATTGAAAGCATGAGCACAGTCATTAGGAAGTTCTGTGTACTTTTTAATTTCTTCAATTACGTTTGGACTTAGACATTGTAATAATCCAGCTTCTTTAAGATCTTCCATTATTTCATATTTGTTCTTATTGTATATGATACTTTTAAATTTACCATATTTTTCTCTAGCCATAGCTTCACATCTTCTAATAACTTCAGCCGCTTCATAGTTTTCATTAAAGAAATCTTTATAATAGCCATAGTTATTACATTCTTCATACTTTTTAGCATAATTAGTTATAAACATCATAACCCTCCTTTAGGTTTACATTTTAATATATATTGTTTAACACCGCCTTGTTTTTCGGGTAAAAACAACCGGACTGTTAATTATCTTATAAGAAAGGAGGGAATTTTATGTATAATTTACCTGAGTATATAGCAGCTAGAAGAGCGACTAGTATAGTTAAATCTTTTATAGTTAATAAACGTTCTTATACCGCTAGTACTGATAATGGGTCTGAAGATATTTCTATAGGATTAGTAAATTTAGATTTTAGTTCGGTTAATAAAGAGCTAGTTCTTATAAATGCTAAGCTTAAAAAACTTATAGAAATATGTAGTCCTGGAGCTATGTGTAAGAGATTCTTATTTGTAGAACCAGCTAATAACATAATAATTCCGTTATTTCTATTTGAAACCTTTGAACCTTCGCATTGTTATATACCAATCGTGATAACTAATCGTAGTATATTAATGATATCTCCATTTGGGGTTAGTTCTAGAGGTGACGTAGAATGGATACGTGAACTTATGCCTACGTTTACATTACAAGAATGTAAAACTGATGAAGATTTAGAAAAGTTAGCTCTTTCTAAACTAACATATAAAGATAATGATGAATCTAAAGAAATTACGGTTATAGATGCGATTCGTCTTAATATAGAATACTTCATTAGTGCAAATCAGACTACCGATAAAGTTATCACAGAAGCATATTACGACGTTGATACAACATTTAGTCGTGAAATATCTCCTGATGATCCTATTTTAGAGAAATTCAGTTCTAAGCATGAAGAATTATCAATGGAGTCTGTTATGAAAATAGTAGACAACAGCGATCTTCCTATTACAGAATATGATTATATACCTATAGAAGTAACTACAAAAAATGGAAATATATATAATTCTCTTAATATGGTTACAGAATTCGAAGGAAATACTGTAATTAAAAATCTAACAGCAAATGAATTAGTAAATGAATCTAAAGACGATCCAGTATTATACTTACCAATAAGAGATAAAGGATCCGTATTACTTTACTTAGACTCACATATTCACTATGTAGGTCAAAATAAAGTATGTATATATAATCCTTTAACTAATACTTATGAAGAGCCAGTTAATATGTATGATATATTTGATGCTGACTTTATTCCTGGTATGGTAGCAAATGAAGGATTAATTGGAGATTTATTTAAAACTATTAAAATATTTGGACTTAGATCTGGTTCGTTTGCTTATAATATGATAGTTTTCCTAGCAAAAGCTCCTAAAAAGGCTTTTGGATTTATTTGGAAAGCATTAAAGAACATTCCTATTTTAAAATCTAAAATAGAATTTGAAAAAGAAGAAGCTATTCGTTTACAAGAAAAATTATTAAGTGACGAATTAGACCATGGAGAAGAGAAAGTTCGTGCTCTTAGATTAATCGGTATTAGAGGTTTCTTCCTTACTGCAATAACTGGTACTATAATATTCTTACCATGGATTTTAGCTCTACAAAAGCGTAAATATTTAGCTAGTAGAATAAAATCTGTAGAAAGAGTTGAATATAATCTTGACGCTAAACTTGAGAGACTTGAAAACCAATACGAAATGGCTCGTAATGAAGGTGATAAAGAAGAAGTTAATAGAATACTCTCTCAAATACAATTAGTTAAATTCGCTAAGTTAAAACTTATAGAATATAAAAGAGAAGTAATCAAAAAAGAACGTATTAAATACAATACATTCGATAAAGATGATACTCTTACTACTAGACAACGTATAGATAAAATGGTTTCTAGTGGAGGTTTCTATAATTTAAATGGTGAATATGGTTCTAAAGTATTAGCTGACGATGGATATTAATAGTTAGTCCGGTAATTCTAGGAAAAGGAGGAAATTGATGATATATGATAAAATACGTAACGGAAATAATATTGACAATAGCAACTCGTTTAAAACTATGGAAATTAGCAATGAATCAGTTTTATCTGAATATGATAATAGAAGAAAAGAAAATGAAGATGGAAATGCAAGAATTTTACAGATCAATAAATGGTTAGAAAATTTAGCTAAAATATATCCAGATGATCAAATTATTCTAGAAGATTATAAACCATCATTTGAAGCAGAAGAGGATGACCCATTCGGTGCTGGAGAAGCTGAAGGTATGGAAGAACCAGTCGGTGATGATGGAGGGGCTGAAGCAAACTTTGATGATGATCCATTCGGGGCCGGAGAAATGGGTGACATGGATTTCGGAAGTGATTTTGGAGATGCATCATTTGACTCTGCTGGAGATAATATGTTTGGTGATGACGGCGGTGGGCAAGACCCAGATGCACCATCTCAAAATGTAGTAGACCGTACAGTAGTAAAGCTTCAAGAATATAACATATCTAAACAGATACGTAATATTTTCCCTGAGAGATTATTAGAGCTTAAAAAGATTATAGATAATAATATAGAAGCTGTAGAGCATCGTATTTATGATAATCCATTAGTTGGAGATGTTCTGCGTGATATTGTGAAAGAATATAGATATATTTATACTATATTAGATGAATTTATAAAAGTACTACCTGATAAGACATATGAAGATATAGTAGAAGCATATGTACAATTTCATTCATCTTTATATAAATTAAGACAAGTAGTCAAAGATGTAGCAGAAGGGAACAAAAAATCCTGATGCAAACAAAATTTTTGTAAAAATAGACGGTTAATATACGTTTATTTATATAAAATTGCTACTAAGGAGGTGAAATATATAGTGAAAATAATTATGGATGATTATGGATTAGAAACTTACGCGAGTAGTTTAGACGCACTTGATGCTTTCGCCGCAAACATACGTGAAAGTGACGTTAAGAATAGTGCCATCTTAGGATGGGAATACACTAGCGAAGATCTAGATATAGATGATGTATGGTCATTTGAACCAAGTATGGAAGGTATTAAAGATCGTGTAAAAGAAATGGCTAGTAAGGCTAAATCCAATATTGTTGCATGGGCTCAAAAACTTATAGATTTAATCTTCGGTACATTTAATAGATTAATTAGAAGACAAAAAGCTAATTCTACTGTACTAAAGAAAACCTATAAAGACGCCATTACTTATATTAAATCTCTTAAAGAGTTGGAAAGTGTAGCAAAAAACTCAACTGGAACTATTAAAATTTCTGACTGGGGACGTGCAAATCTTCAAGTTATGGTTCTAATGTTATCAATTAGTTATTCTTTAACACATACAGTTAAAGAAATGAATGATTTTGTAGGTAATATATTTACAAAGAGTACAAATCAAACTGATAATAAGACTTTAATGTTTAGTTTAAACTTAAAAGTTATATTAGAATTGATAAGAAAAGTAGTTCTTATGTGTGGGTTGGTCATGTCAGTCGATGTATTTAAAGGATCTTTTTATGAAGATTTCAAGAATATGGGCTATGATTTTAATAAAGTTATAGCTAATGCTAGTGGTTTAAAATTTGTAAATGCTAATGTTGATATGTCTAAAGTTGTAAATGCTATCAAGACTGTATTAGAAGATATAACTAATCCAGACCCTAAAAATGATAATGTATTTAATGACTTTGCACGTATTAAAAGTATTTATGAAGATGCTGATATTAAAAATGTTAGAGCTGCTGCTCTACAATATATGACACAAAATATAGAGGCTATAAGTAAACCAAGAACATCTGAACTAGAATATAAGACTGCATATGATTATTTACTTGAAAATTTAGAGTTATTTGTGTCAGTGTCTGAAAATAATGCCGAATTATGGAAATTTGATAAACATATCAAAGAAACAGAAAACTTAAGAAGAAAAATGAACCAAGTTATACAACTTATTCGTGATGACCATGAAGAATATATGAAGTTCTTACTAAATGTTATATTAGAAACTGGTGGATTATTTACAGCGATTGTAACTAATGTCGAAAAAGCTGCCAATCTTCATGATGATATAACACATAACTTTATGGATGATGCGGTTAAACTTGGAAGAGCTCTTAAGAAAATTGAAGCAGAAAGGCAATCAGATATTAATAAGAAGACTAAGAAAAATTATTCGGAGAAAGAAGAAGATCCGATAAAATAATATAAAAAGGAGGTCAAATAATGACTAACGAAAAAAGAGAGTTATTTGCTACTTTAGGTTTAATAGCAGAAGAATCAGTTGCTAATGAATCAGTAAATACTGAAGTAGAACCAGAAGTAGAATTAACAGCACTAGAATCTATAGAATCAGAATTAAATGATTTAGAAGAAATAGAAAAATGTCAAGATGAAGCTGAAAAAGCTAGTTTTGAATCTATGATTAGTGACTTAGAATTATTAAATAGTGTTTTAGCATATAAATCTGTAAAAACTGCTGGAGCAGAAGAAGCTGCTTTAGAAAGCATATCAGCTGAATTTGGTATTTCTACAGAAGGAATTAAAGAATTAGCTGAAAGAGGTGTAGATGCTTTAAAAACTTTAATCGATAAAATTATAGCTTTATTTAAGAGAATGTTAGGTGGAGCTAAAGCTCAAGAAAAAGTATTGAAATCTTTAGAATATAAAGTTTCTGTTGTATCAGAAGCTCAAAAAGGTAAATATGATTTAAAAGAATTTGCTAGAATAATGGGTCAAACTATGATACTTGGTACAATGTGTCAAAAGGGTTATAGTGTTAGTGATTTCCCTAGCTCAGGATCGTTACAATCTATAATAGATATAGCTAATAAAGCTGCTAAAGATTATTATGAAGATTCAGCAATACGTGAAAGTATATATAAACCATTCACTGGAAAACTAATTTATATCGAAAAAGGTATAGAAGAAGTAAATGAAAAATCTAAATCAGTTGAAGATTTAGCTGATTTCGATTATCATCAAGGTGCTGTAAAATTAATAAAAGCTATGAGAATGTATAAAATAGCTGATGTATTAAAAGGTGCAATTGCTGAATTCGAAAGAGTTGCTGAAAAAATAAAGAATTCTAAGAAAAAAAATCAAGATGATGCAGATAAATTAATTGCTAATATGTCTAAAATGGACATGGCTGAATGTATAAAAACTGCAAATAAATTTAAAGATTTAAATAGTGCAAATGTTAGAGCTTTAGTTAAACTTTGTGGACAATATATAAAAGCTGCTAAGGCTGATAAACCTGCTGAAGAAAAAGCTGCATAAGGAGCTGATTCCTTATGAATATATTTGCATTAATCGATTCAGATCGAACTATTACTTCAATTAGTGATGAAATATCAAGTGAATTATCTTTTCTTAATGAAACTGATAATGCATATAATGAATATGAAACTGTATCTAATGAATGTATTGTACTTAAAACTATGTTATATGATGAAATAGGTTTAGAAGATTTTAAGGAAACTGTTAAAAATGGTTTTAAATATATCTTAAAACTATTACTTAAAGCTTGTATATCTATAGGTAATGTATTTAGAAGAATTTCATATTTCTTCTCTAAAAAGAAATCACCATTGATTATAAAGAAATTAGATGAGGATATGAAAGAATATGAAGTATTACATCCAGAAATAGTGGATGAATCTAAAGCTTTCTGGAGTGATATAGATTTCGATAAAATGCCAGAAGCATCATATGAATCTAAAAGTTTAGGTAGTGCAGCTTTAGGTCCAGCTGTATTTCATATTGAAGATACTATTCTATATAGAATAATACAGCTATCAAATATACTTCAACATAAAGATAGATTTAATATTAATATGGCAAAAATTAAATCTAGACCTGAGTTATCAAACCTTTTAGATAAAGCTATTAGTGAAGTTAAACCAAGTCTACAAAAAACATTAAATAATAATCTTAGTGTATTTTCATTAATTAAATCTCAAATACCACTATTGGAAGAGTTTAGTGATAATTTAAGAAAAATGACTGAAAAACCTGATATCAAAAGCGATGTTGTGTCAGATTTTTATCAACGTAGTGAAATACATAAATCTGATTTAAGTAAATACGTTAATGTTATATCAAAATCATTTAATCTTATGAAAACAGATGGATCTGATCCAATATTATCTCATATATTGAGAATAAAAGATCCAGATACTAAAAAATATATAAGTAATTCTTATAAACTGTTATTATTAAATGTAATGTCATCAGTAGAGTCATCATTTACAGGTCCTGAAGTGCAGAATGTAATTAGATTATATGAGAATATAGAAGCTCAACTTAAACCTGCACTGAATAAAATTACTAATGATGAGAATAGTAAAAAATATGAACCAATAAATAAAACATTAAAGGCATGGGTAAACTATATAAATAGTACTAATAGTATACTTACAAATGTCGGTAAACATGTAGGTTCAATAAATAAAGCTATAAACAGTATGGGATTACAACCAAATGAAATTAAATAAAAGGAGGAATAAAATCCATGAATGAAGCAATATTAAAGAAAGTTCAAGCTATATATGGAGCTCCATCATTGGAAAGTGTAAATCCAATGAATGAACCTGAAAATACTGAAGAAATAGTATTAGATGAAACTCCAGCTTTAGAAGCATATTCTGAAGAAGAATTAGAACTTTTACATCAAGAAATAGTAGAAGAATATACAGCTGCAATGGAAACTATAACACCAGAACTAGCTAACTTAGAATACACTATAATGCTTGAATCTGTAGGTTTATCATTAGATAGATTTAATGAATTTGAAGGTGTAGTATCTATGGAAGCTGTTAAAAAAGCAGTTAAAGACGGTAAAGTTACTAAAGATTCTGCATTTAAATCTATAATAAAAAGAATAGTAAACTTATTCTGGGCTACAATTGATAATATAACAGGAAATACAGTTAAAGTATTAAAATATGGTAAACTGTTGAAAAAATACTCTGAAAAATTAGATAAATTAGATCTAGAAAAACTTACTACTGAAAGTGATATAGGAATACCAGCAGGTATTAATGATTACAAACCTTTAGAAAAATTTGTAGCTGAAAATAATAAAATATATGCAGAAGTAGCAAAATTTTCTGGTATGATAACACCTAAAGATGTAGTTGGTAAAGTATACAGTTTATTTAGCAGCGTTGGAATAAATGTTAAAACTGAAGATTTCAGTGCTCAATTTGAAAAATTGTATACTGAATATTGGACTACTAGAGGTGAAGAAGCTACTACAACAGCATCTATATCTGAAGCTGTTAAAGCTGCTAGAACTCAATCTAAAGAACATATAAGAGTTATAAATGGACTTAAATTTGGAAATATTAGAGAAAAATTAGGTAATGCTAAAAAGAAAATGATAGCTGCTTTAGAAAATCAAAAAGCTGCAGAAAATGACGCTACTAAGAAAGAAGCTATTCAAGCTGATTTAAACAGATTAATGAAATTATTTGCAGCATATAAAACTTATAATAAAAAAGCAACTGCTCAAATAAATAAAGAATTAGCAATATTAACTAAACATATCGGTAAAGTTATAGATGCATACAATAAAGCTACAAAATCTGTTGCAACTGAAAAGAAAGAAGAAACTAAATAGGGAGGATTATAAACCATGAATGAAATAAATTACTTTAGCCCTGAGCTATTAAAAAGCATGAACCCTGCTTTAGAGTCAATGAGTTCATTCTCTAAAAGTGGAGCTACAAGTTTTGGAGGAGACAACTGGTCATTAATTGGAACATTTTCTCAAGAATCTGTTGGAAAATTAAATGCTCTAATGTCTGCTTACAAAACTTTCGGATTATCATCTGGACATATTACTCAAAAACAAGCAGAAGATATATACATGGAAAACTTGAACAATGGAATAGAAAAATTTGTTAAGGAATGTACTGTTTCTAATAAGAGATTTGGACAACTTCCAACTGAAGTTCAAGCTATCATGAAACCTTTACAAAATATGAAAACTGCTGTAGAAAATAAATTAGATAAATTATCTGAAGCAGATAATAGATCTGTAAGATTTGCATTAAACTTTGAAAAGAAACAAGTAGAAAATGCAATGGAAAAAGTATTATTTGGTATCTGCTCTAACTTAATAGATAGAGAAATAAATGCTAACCCATTCGCACCTGCAATGGAAAGTGGATACTCTTATCAACAAACTATTCCATATCCAAAATTAGAAGCTCCAGTTCAATGGGTAAACTCAGCTGCAACTGTATATCCAAAAGTAGCTAAAGTTAAATCTTTACTTAACCCATTCACATCTGTTGTAATCCATTCTCAAGAAATATGGTATGTTCCATATGATGAAAATAACATCAAACAACTAGATAAAGCAGTTAAAAGAGAAGATTTATTCTCTGTAATGGATCCTGCTAAGGCTGGATTTGATATGGATGCATTCTTTGGATCTCAAACTAGAGAACTTACAGTATTAGCTCAAGACTTCAATAAAATACTTGATTTCCAAAAATCTGAAATATACAACCCTGAAAACAACACATTAACAACAGGAGGAGCTGTTAAAACTGGTGCTCAATGGAAAACTGGTACAGATCTTAAAGCTTTCTTAGGAGCAGATGAACAAGTAAGATCTGACTTCAGAATCACTGGAATAGCAGTTGCTGGAGAACCTAAATGGGCTACTCAAGAATTATATGATTTAAGAAGTGGAAAAGTATTAGCTGACGCTTTTGCTGAAATGTATGATAAAGGTAAAGTATTACCTTGGGAATACGCACCAGGAAAAATCTATTTCATATCTTTATTATGGGATGGACAACCTCAACACTTAACAGTATCAGTTTCTAAATCAGACAACTCAATGCCTAATATAGAAGCTATTAAATTTGAATTCAAATTAAATGACTTATTTAACCAATTCAAAACTAGACTTGATATAGAAATCAGAACTAGAAGAACTGTTCTTTCTGCTGGAGCAGTAGTAAGAAAAGATATTCCAAACTTAGCTGAACACTTCTCTATAATAGATGAAAGACAAGGCGGAAGCATCTTAACTAAACTTACAAACTTAACAGCTGAAAAATCAGCTCATGAAAAAGAATATGTATGGTTCAAAGGATATACTGATATGACTGAAAGACTTGCTGAAGAATATAAAGTAACTCCTTATACTAAGAACAGTACTACTCTTTATTGTGAAATGGCTACTGATTTAGATATCAAAGGTGAAGTAAATAAAGACCAAGCTATCAGATATGCTTTAGGAAATGCTTTAAGAGGTATCAAAGCTAAACTAGATATCAGAGCAAATTCTAACATAGATGTACAAACAAATATGCTTGGACATACAGCTTCATTACTAGCTTTAGATAACTTCGTAACTCCAATCGTTGGAACAGTTAATGAAGAATCAAATGGACAATTCTTAGGAGTTGCTCAACAAGCTAGAACATCTGTTTTAACATTAGGAACAGATACAAATAACCCTGTAAACTCTGTAGTAGTAGGAACAGACAAAAATGATATGTCTGCAGATCCATATGCAACAACTCCAGTAGCTGGAACTCCAATCACATGGAAAGCTCCAGAAGATGTAGAATATATGATGTATGTAATTCCTGAATATAAGGAAACAAACTTAGAAACTCATATGTTAGTAGAAACACCTACAAAAGTTCAAGCAGATGGAAACTTCAGATCAGCTAGAAGACCATTCGTACCTAACATTCAAATAGAATACACAGCTAAATACTTTATCGCAAGAGAAAGTTCAGCTAAATTCTTCATTAAAGGTATCAATGTTCACTATGCTGGATAATTGTGCATAATACTCGGAGTCCTTCGGGACTCCGTTTATGTACTGTCTTAATATACTATAAAGGAGTTAGATATGCAAAATAATAAATACGAAACTCTAATATATGGTTATGATGCTATAGAAACAAAACCAATTAAATATGATACAAAATTAGATATAGTTGGTCTTGAATCTATGAGTAGTAGTGTCCCGACTAATGCTAGTGTTGCTACTCAATACTTTATGAAGGGATTATCTGAAGATATAGTTGATAAGCTTAAAAGAGGTATATATTACCTTATATTTGAAATAGAAGCGATAGATCATACTAAACCTACAGCCAACGGAAGGCTATACCCCAAGGAGGCTTTCTATAAAGGTTTATGTGATTACTCATTTCAAAATAAGTTAAGACTTGGTGCGGTACCTGGTAAAATTTGCCCTATTATACAGTGATGTGTGATAGAAACGTGACTCAACGCTGGAACGTCCTAAAGTTCATACGCCTATATGGAACCGAAAGGTAGAAATAAGGTATGAAATGGTATATGGTGAAATAAAAGCTCAGAAATGAGTCCTAAGTACTAATAACAATGGATAATCAGCACCTATTTATATAGGTACAACGATTAGATAGAAATATCGTAGATCCCAAGCGGGAAGAAATGTCACGACCTTAATAAAAATTAACAAGAAAAACGTATACGAAGGAGTATACATATACTAATATAAGAAAATATACTAGACCGTGAGAAATCTAGTATATTAACTTGAAACTTATAACCTATGCGGCTATAGAGTCCCAAAATGCTAATTCTTTAGAATAGAAATCGATATAATAATTAGTATCGTCTCTATCTAAATCATTAGTCGAATTATTAAGTTTAAGCTTATTTGTATTAATTTGATTATTACAAAATGTCTTTATCTTATTAATTCTATAGTCTAGCGAGTGAGACTTATCAGAAAGAATTGAGTTGATCACTGTGTTTCTTTCATCTAAAACTCTATCACCAATATAAGGATAAAACATACGTTTCACCTCTCTTAGTATTATACAGATTAAGAAAGTATTCGACGCAACTATAATACTTTCTTTATAATACTAATATAGTATATGTAATCGTTAAAACGTTAATTCGTCTTTCCTTCGTATATTCTTTTTTATTAAGGATTGATTTAATCTGAACGAACTATAAATGCTCATGTTGTAGTTCCTTTCATAATAAATATGATCGTCTAGTGAAAGCTAGAGAAAGGAAGTTGAAATACTTCTGTAACTAAGTAGCGACTAGTTATTAACAGATTGGAAAATGAGCACCCACTATTAACTATGAATTCGTCTGATGATAATCTTAATAAGTATAACTCATTCTTAAGAGTAGAACACGTTGACGGAGACAATACTCCACATGGTATTATAGGTTTTAGACAAGATGAAAATAAAACATATTTTACTATAAAAACTAGTCTTACTAATATGACTATAGTAAATAATCTTCTTAATGGAGTTCTTCCTGCTTTTAGTATAAGAACTAGAGCAATGTTTAAACCAGGTCCTGGTGGATGTGAAGAAGCTACTACTATTAAGATAATATCTATAGACTATGTAAGAAATCCATCAAATGCTGGAAGTACGCTTATAGGAAGTAAAGTTACTATGATAGATCCTATAAACTTTAAAGCTATTGAAATGCCAATAGTTAGTACTACTGGATTTATACCAGCAAACGAATCTATTGAAATGGATTTCATACAAAAGGGAGATGAAATATTAGTAAACCCTGAAGCTAAAACTGTAGCAGAACAACTATATAGATTTGCAGTTAGAAGAAAAAAAGAAAATGATGGAAAGGTATCATTTGAGAGCGTTATGAAGGATATGAAAGGCTTCTTAATATAAGGAGGTCATATGAATATAAATGTTCTTATAGATAAACTAAAAAATGATACTGGTCTTAATGGATATCTTGGAAAAGTGTATCCAGATACATTATTACGTGATAGTATTCTAAATAATAGTTTAAACACATTTAATCTTTACAGTGGATGCCACATTACTATAAATTTTGCAAATATTTGTAATATGTGGAATAGTACCCCAATCCTTGTAAATGATCAATTTGCTGATATAGCTTATAGAATACCAGATCAAATAATGGATAGATTTAAAGAACTAGGAGTAGAAATTAAAAATGCTAGTATAATAGCATCTAATAGAAATATACTACCAAATGTGTATAGTAGAGGTATGGTAGACGATATTAAAGTATTTAGCTGGAAGTATCGTGAAAGTATTAACTATCCGAAGGCTAGAATAAAATTCAAAGCACCTCATACATTAATCGCAATTGGTTATGGTATGTTTAATAGCTACTATAGTCCAAATGAAACATATAACGTAGTTTTGGAATGTACCCATCCAAAAAATCTAAGTACAATTTCATTCGGATTACAAAGTTACTTTGAAGATTTATGTAAATATGATATATTAATAAACTTATATAATAATGATTTACGTAATCTTAAAGTAGATCTTGGTAGTAGTAGTGTAGACTTACAACTAGAAAACTTTCAGAATGCAGAATCTGATAGAAAAGAGCTGTTAGCTTTAATAAAACAGAAGGCTGCAACTGATCATACAGAAATAATTATGAATATATAAAAAATAACCCCATATACTTATGTGTATATGGGGTTATCTATATTTTTTACCAACAAAAATAATGAAGGAATAGATTAAAAAAGAGGTTCTTTATACACTACCTCTCAAAAAGTGTTATATGGATGTTAACTCACCCTTGTATTGGCATTTAACATACTATTAACTATATTAAGGTTAACGTCTGCTACTTGCCTCATTATAGGGTCAGCCAACTCATTATTAGATATATGAGAGAAGTTGTCTCTCCATCTAATAATGTAATTACGTAATTCTTTATCAGCGTCATTTTTGGGTAGATGTGATAAAGATTTAGCATAATTATCAATACTAGTCATCATTACATTGTAACGATCTTGGACTAATGATTGAATATAATCCATATACTAATACACCTCCTTTGGTGTAAAATTAGATATATTGTGGTGGATATATCTATCTTAGTATATGTAATTATTAAACTAGTAATTATCTATTCCTTCGCATACTCTTGGAAAACAAGAAAAAAGAATAACGCATTACATGAACACGTTATTCTTAATTTTATTAGAATCTTACATATTTTCTATCTTCATCTGATACTAGAGATTCTAATGTTAATTTTAAAGTTTCTGATATGGGTATAAATGATAAATCTAATACATTTTCCATATCAAGATCATTCATTGAAAATATGAAACCTTTTATTAGATTGAACATAAACATTTCATCATTTATATTAATCTTATTCAATACAGATTCCATCATAAGTTGTTGTGTTGCCATCAAGTACATGCAACCTTTCAACATATCTTTTGATTCATATTCTGAAATATCTTCATTTTCTATGAAATCATTTAATTCTTCTTCTAAGTTGTACCCATCTAATTTTCTCAAAGTGTATTGATATCTTAATTCTTCTACAATATTAGTCATTTCCTTCGCATACTCTAAGATATCAAATCCATCTTTTTCAAATTCTGCTTTAAAAACTGGATTCCATATAGGTGCACATTTGTTAACAAACTTATTTAGCATTACAGTATCAACTTTCATTAAATCTTTTCCATTCATTAATTCTACATTCTTTCTCATTTTAAATCTTCTCCTTTAAATTAAAATATTATAGTATTATTAGATATAACCTTATATATCTATACTAGTATATGTAATCGTTAAAACGCTATCTCGCGATTCCTTCGCATATTCTTGGATTTTTGCGGTAAAAAGAAGTTTAACCCCAATATAAGAAAATAAATCCTTATATTGGGGTATTTTATTTATTTACCACATCATCATTTAATATATCATCCATCAAACTTTCAGCCATTTCACGTTTCTTTTTCAAATTTTCTTCTTTAGATAAAACTTTAGCTCTTTCATATAGTTTATTCATCTTAAGCATTAATTTATTAAGTTTTCCTAAGTTATCATAATGAATTTCTCTATCTTGTAATGTGCTTACAATTTCTTCAGTTATAGCAATAGCTTTCATTATCTTTTCTAAATCATTTTCTGCATCTGGATTATTACTAATTACCTTTGCTTGATTTAATTCTTCTTGTGAATACTTAATAAATATATCATTATGTATTAATTCACTATTAAATACAGGTTTAACATTTGATTCCTCTTCTTGGTTAATATTATCAACTTTTTCTGGCTCTATTTCTTCTTGACGTGATATAATAACAGGTTCTGGTGCAGGTTCAACATGTTCAGAGCATTCATTCTTTTCACAATGCTCACAATCATGTGGTTTTTCTTCAACTGTATCAGGTTCTGATATTTCTGATATCTTATTAAATATACCTGGAAATAAAGTTGCTAATATTTTACTATTAGCTGGATTCTTAATATGTTTATAACATTCACTAGCAAAGTGAATAAATCCACCTATGTAATACCTAAGTAAAAATTTAGTATATGTCATACTAAATGCTATATCTTCTAGTACTAAATTGATATCTATATTGATAGTTGATATAAATTTAATTAATTTATGCATATTTTCCCTCCCTTATTCATACTACAAATTCTATTGTTTTTATCCAACATGGTCAAAAATCATCGACAATAGCCTGTGAATAATTACATATAATAGAGTAGAAATATGTAGTTACTAGGAGGATAATATGATTGGAAAAATATTAATAACA